TTAGACCCACAAATTTATACAGACAGTGATCCAGTGCAACGTGGACTTTTGTTATACGACAGAAAGAATCACACGGATGTATGGACCAAAGAGGTGAAAGCCTCTATTACTTTTGAGTTAGCATTCACAGATATGCCTGAGCAGTTCCGTCACTACATCACAGTTAAAGCAGCTCGTATCTTTGCTAATCGATTCTTAGGAAGCAGAGAGATCGAAGGGTTTGCTTTGAGAGATGAGATAGAAGCTAAAGCTAGAGCTATCGATAGTGACTCTGAGAATGCTGACAGAACTATCTTTGACCACTACAGCGTACTTAGAGTATTAGACAGATAAGAGATGCCTCTGTTAGTAAACAGTGTACCGAATCTCGCACAGGGAGTATCACAACAGCCTGACAATCTCAGGTATCCCGGTCAGTGTGATGAGCAAGTAAATGCTTGGGCTACTGTTGTTGAGGGGTTGGTAAAAAGACCTAATACACGACACATTAGTAAGTTATTTACTTCTGCTATTAGTGACGATGCTTATGTACAGTACATCAATAGAGATGACGACAATCAGTTTGCTGCTGTTATACAGAACAACGATGTATCTTTATTTGATCTGAGTGACGGTACAGAAAAGACAGTTACTATCTCAGCTAATGCACAGACTTACTTAAATGGTATAACAACTCCTCGTACTGATGTTAAAGCATTAACTGTAGCTGACTATACGTTCATAGCAAATAAACAACAGACAGTATCGTTAGGTGCTTCTCTTAGTTCCACACTTCCCTACGAAGCTTTAGTATTTGTTAAGTTGGGGGATTACAGTAAAGAATACAGCGTAGAGATAGACGGTCAAAAGTTTATCTATGAGAGTGGAGACGGTCAGAACTCATCTGCGGATTCCACAGGTAACTCAGAAGGTACAGGAAGAGATGCGGATACTGAATACATAGCTGGACAACTCGCACAGACTTTAGGGACAGGCGGACAAGTAACTTCTGTTACAATAACAAACGGAGGAAGCGGATACACCACACCACCTGATGTTACATTTAGTAACCCCGCTACAGGCACTGATAACGCTGAAGGATATGCTTTGTTATCGGGAGGCGTAGTTACAGAAGTTGTTGTCACCCACGGGGGTAGAAAATATACATCAGCACCTACTATTTCATTTAGTACAGGATCAGCAACAGCTACCGCTACAATAGCAGCTACGGGTGTATCTCAAACAGTGGAAGTACAGAATGCTTGCATCAAGATTACAGGTACATCTGATTTTCAAATAGGAGCTAAGGATGGATTAGCCGACCAAGGACTGGGTTTAGTTTACAAAGAAGTAGGTAACATTACAGATTTACCATCTAAATCATTCCACGGATTCCGTGTTAAAGTGCGTGGTGATGCGGAACTTGTGCAAGATGATTACTATGTAAAATTTGAAGTACACGACGAAGAAGCGTTCGGGGGAGGTAGTTGGATAGAAGATGTAGGATACGGTATAAAGACTACTATCAACGCTACCACCATGCCGTTACAACTTAAACCTGATGACACTACTTTTAATACTTGGACATTAGACACAGCAACTTGGGGAAATAGATTAGCGGGAGATGACGACACGAATCCTGCTCCTACATTTGTTGGTAGTAAAGTAAACGACATCTTCTTCTTTAAGAACAGATTGGGTCTCCTCACAGATAACAGTATTGTATTCTCTGAAGCAGATGAGTACTTTAACTTTTGGAGGACCACTGTGTTATCGTTGTTAGACTCTGCACCTATCGATGTTGGAGTAGCACACACAAAGGTAGCTATCTTACAACACGCTATACCATTCCAAGAGAAGCTACTTATCTTTTCTAACAGTACACAGTTCGTACTTCGTGGTACAGATTTGTTAACACCCAAGACGGTAAGTATTACACCAGCTACAGAGTACGATTCATCAGATACTATCAAGCCTTTGGTACTTAATAACTATGTATACTTTAACTTCCGTAGGAATAACTACGAAGGTGTTACAGAATACTACGTAGATAACGATACTAATATCTTTGACGCTGCTGAGATCACGGCACAAGTACCTACTTATGTACCATCTCGTATCGAATTGATGACAGGATCAGCAACTGAGAATTTGTTGTGCTTGGTAAACGGTAATCGTACTGAGATGTTTGTGTACAAGTTCTTTTGGCAGAATAAGGAGAAGGTACAGAGTGCTTGGCAGAAGTTTACATTTAATAGAGAGATTGTAAGCATGGGCTTCATAGAGTCCGATCTGTACGTTATAACAAAAGATACCACAGATACATTCTTAGAGGTACTGCCTATGGAGAATGATCTACAAGATACTGGACTTACTTACACTATATTATTGGACAGTCGTATAGATGGTAGTGCATTGACTACTAGCTTTAGTGGAGGTGTTACTACAATCAGTGGGTTTCCTTACGATCCAACAGGTGTCGAGATATACAGTAAAGCCGGACACAAGTACGCATTCACTAGGACATCAGCTACAGCAGGTACAGTGAGTGGTGATATAACATCTGTTCCATTCTTTGCTGGTATCCCGTACAATATGTTGTACAGGTTCTCCGATCAAACACTAAAGCAACCAACAGAAAGAGGAGGACGTAGTGCATCTGATTACACCTTCCAAACGATTCGTAGTGGTAGCTTGAACTATGCAGATACCGGACACTTTGTTGTAGAAGTAACTCCTAAGTTCAGAGATAAGTATACCTACGTCTACAATCCTGACATCCTTGGGGCTGACTTAACACTTAACAGTTTTACCCCGCAGAGTGGTCACTTTAGATTCTCTGTACAAGCACAACCAGAAGAAGCAACCATCGAAGTAAAGAGCAGTTCTGCATTGCCAGTTAAGTTATTAGCTGCAGAGTTTGAATCTATGATGATACCGAGAAGCAGACGTTATGGAGCTTAGGATAGATGAAGCACAAGGTGATATGGATGCAGTTGATCTGTACGAAGACCTGCGGGAAGAAGATATGTTAGAGATACTCGGACTTATGCACCACCCACGAGACGCTGTGTATATGTCTTACGCTTGTAGTACAAAGTGTTACAGCGTGAAAGATGATCACAACTATCTGTATTGTTCATTTGGTGTGGCTCCTATCGAAGGCACTAATATCGGCAGTGCTTGGTTATTAGGTACACGACGGTTACCAAAGATAAAGAAGTTCTTCTTGAAGCACTCAAAGGAGCGGATGATGGACTTGTTAGACGGCTTTGATTATCTGACTAACTTTGTTATGAAGAGTAACACGTTGAGTTATAGGTGGTTGAAGTGGTTGGGAGCTGAGTTTAACGATTGTCACTTGGACGGCTATCTGTCATTTATATTAGAGAGGAAGTAAAGATATGTGTTTTCCAGCAATAGGTGCAGCAGTAGTCGGAGCCAAGGCAGCAGCTGGTATGTCAGCTGTACAGTTAGGTATAGTAGGTGCTTCAACGGTAGCTGGTGTAGCGTCTCCTCTTGTATCGTATGCGGGGCAGCGTCAGCAAGCTAGACAACAAGCTAGATACCAAGCACAAGCAGCAGCTGCGGAGCGTCAGCGTTTCATGCAGGAACAGACCTCTCTTCGTATGCGTCAAGCACAAGAACAAGAGGCAGTTGGACGGGAACTTGAACAAGTAAGTCGTAAATCACAAGCTGCACTTGCTAGAGCTAGAGTATCAGCTGGAGAAGCTGGAGTAGCGGGTGCGTCTGTACAGGCGTTGATGGACGACTATATGAGACAAGAAGCTGGGTATCGCAGTGCGTTATTACGACAACAAGAACTTGGTGGTATATCTACAGGCTTAGGTCTTGAACAAGCTGGGTTCGCTACGCAACAACGTCAGATCGGAATTAACCAACCAATAGATAGACCTAGCTTCCTTAGCGGTGCATTAGGTGTGGCAAGCGGAGCGTTGGGTGGTTATCGTACAGGATTGACTTTGAAAAGTATGATGCCCCCTAAAACAGATACAGCATAATGGCTAAAGAACGAGTACAAGTACAAGGGTTGGGAGACGCAGTTCCCGGCATTCAGCCGACTATTCAACGGGGCGGTCAGTACGCCGTGCAAGTTCAACGAGCAGGTCGGAATAAGTTGATGGACTTGGCTGACTCTTTATCGCAGATCAATCCATTGCTTGAACAGTACGCTGGTGTAGCTGAACAAGAAGCACAGATGTTTGAGGAGGAGCTAAGTCGTAAAAGTCCTGAAGAAGTACAAGCTATGCTCAAGAAGACGGAAGGAGAGCTAGACAAGCAAGTACGTCGAGGAGCGATGGGGTGGTTGACTTCTCCGTTGAATCAGAAGAGGAAGTTAAGGGCAGTTGGTAAGTTGGCTAGTACTGATTTAATATCAGAAGTACAACAAAGATTACTTAATCCGAAGCAAGGAGACCCTGATGATTTTGAAGAACGGGCTAATTTTGTAAGACAAGAGTTTATAAGTAATACACCAGCACTACAATCGTTGTTCGCACAAGAAGGTTTAAACCAATCTACGAATGCTAGTATTAAAAACTTAGTATCTAACAGGGAATTACAAGAAGCTAAAACAGCTAAAGAAGAAACATTGTTTGCTACTGGTGTTAGTTTTTATGACGGTATTAATCGATTAGTAGAGCAGCAACAAGATAACAAAGAATTACAACAAGCTTTGATAAGAGGAGACTTTAGTTTTGCTGTAGATACAGATGCTAATGGTAATGTAATAACTTTAGGAGATCAGTTGTTAGATTCTTGGAGTGATACAAATGCGTACACACCAAAAGAACAAAGAGGTCTTATAAAAAATTTGTTAACTAGGTTAGCTACTAACGATATGGAAGACCAAGCGGACGGTCTGTTGTTATGGGCTAAATCAAACTTGAAGTTCGGTAATGCTAAGATGTCGGACATGGAGTTTGAGGATTTACAGTTTATTATCGATAAAGCAGGTGAAGCATCTGAGGACCGTAGGGAAGAAGACAACTTAGAGTTTGTTAAGAATACTACAGGCGATCATAAAGTACAGTTAGCTAAATTAAATATGTCAGCCGACAATCAGATAACATACGATGGTCAAACCTTCACAGATAAATTAGCTTTAGATGAATACTTTAAAAGAAAAGTCATAGATAATCCTGATTTAACGCCTGACCAAAAAGGGCAGTTGATAGATAATATTACAGCGACAACTCAAAATGCTTTTAGAGACGCCGAGTCGTACACTAAGGATTTAATATTAAGAGAAGCCCCTACCGCTTCTGCTCAAGGTCTAAATAGAGAATTAGATAACATCCTTAGAAATATAGATATACCTGATGTTTATAAGAATAACTCAGAAGTTCGTGCTGTTTTATACGAAGCGGGTAATAGAATTAAACCTCTAATAGACGCACGATTAAATGAGGTAATGGGTATGCCTACAGATAAAGCAGCTGAGAATGTAACGTTGTACGCTAGGGAATTACTAGAGCAAGAGCTTCCTAAGATTAGAGCTTCAGTGATGTCGGTTTATGATGGAATACAAGAAAAGGAAACAGCACAAGCAAAAGGTGTGCCTATAGGAGCACCAAAACCAGACGCTCCTGAATTACCTGAACCACAAGACGATCCGGAGAAATTAATTAAACTACTACCACAGTGGCAATCTTTTATAACTAAAGACCCTAAGAGTGCTGACGCTAAAAAAGCGACTGAATATATAAAGAAGTATACACCGCAATTAATAAACGAAACAGCACGACTATATTTTGCACCGTATGCTGAGACTGGGTTTTATCCAGAGACTGATGAGAATATATTACAGTTACATTTACAATCAGCGGCTCGCATGGAAGGAGTATTTTCTGTGGATACCTTGGAAAGAGTTGACGATAACGGAGTTGCTTATACTAACTGGGGAGTACCATTTAAACCTAAAGAACTTATAGGGGATGTAAATGCTGGTGAGGTCGTTATACTTACACAGGAACAACTAGATAATAAAGACACAGAAGACGGTTTAGCTTTGATAAGAAGAGCTAAAGACGCAGCAGGTATTACCTTGGATGTGTATGAGTTTATAAGATTACAAGAGAAAAGACGAAAACGCTTTGTCACAGATTATACACCTCCTCCTGAAATGTATAGACCGATAGATGAAACGGAGTATTTGAAAAAACTTATTAACGAACAATCTGCACAACAATTTGACCCACTCCCAGACTTCATAATAATCGATTAATTATGGCAACAGAAGATATAAACAACGAGGAAGAAGAGAACGACTTTTTTGATTATGCTGGGGACGTACTTGCTGCTCCGTTTCGTGGCGTAGAAGGTGCTATACAAGGTGCTTACAACTTAGCCGACTACTTAGCTTTTGATGTACTACCAGATTACGATACTCGTTTCCTTGGTACTTCTAAGACTATGGCTGGAGGTGCTGTAGAAGGTATAACACAATTTGCTACAGGATTCGTTCCGTTGTTTGGTCTTGCTGGTAGAGCAGGTGCGTTAGCTAAAGCAGGTACTGCTACTAAAGCTGTTGTTGCTGGGGCTGCTACGGACTTTACTTTCTTTAACGGACAAGAAGCTAGACTATCTAATCTTATTCAACAAGTACCAGAGTTACAGAATCCAGTTACTGAGTTCTTAGCGTATGACGGAGATGAGTCGGAACTAGAAGGACGCATGAAGAATGTGTTGGAAGGTCTAGGTCTTGAAGCTGTAGCTGGTGTGTTTATTAAATCTCTGAAAGCTATTAAGAACGGACGCAAAGCTAAAGATGGTGGAGCAGATGCAGTCGGACAAGCACAAGCTGTAGTTGATACAGGACTTGAGCAAGATCTAGCTTCTATTAAAGACATCGCTGAACCCGGATTATCAAGAAGATCAGGTATATTTGCTGGTCGTATAGATGATAAAACAAAAGACTTTCTAATTAAAGGTACGCAAGCAAGCGAAGTCGGCGGTCAAGCTCCTACTATTGGAAGGACTTTAGATCAACTAGCTGTTAACGCCGATACTCCAGAAGTACAGAACTTAGCTAAGAATTTAAAGAAGATCATAAAAAACGAAGATGACTTAAATGTCCCCGTTAATTACAAACCTGATGTTGAAGGTGATCCTACTAAAGTTAGAGGTGATGTAAGTGATAAAGGTTCTATTGCTGGTGTTTACAAACCAAGCGCTGATCGTGTTGAATTATACGGCATAGCTGATGAACAGACATTAGTACATGAAATGCTTCACGGTGTTACTGCTAAAAAGATAAACGCTTGGGTAAGCCAGGGAGGTGCGGATAGGTCTTTAGTGTTATCTAATATAGATAATGTTATCAGCAATAAAGCTGCCCCTAAACCTATTCGTGAACTTGCTAAGTCTTTTAAAATAGCTGCTGAGAAAGTAGGTAAAGAATACGAGTTTAAAGGGACTGATGTTTTTGATCCTAAAGAAGGAAAAGGTTTATATGCTTTTAAGGATTTAGATGAGTTCCTTGTAGCTGCCTTTACCGATTTAGAACTACAAAGAATTTTAAGAAGAATACCAGCAGACGATCAAAGAAATATATTTCAAAAGATTGTAGATGCTATCGCTGAGTTAATAGGAACTATAAGAGGTGAAGGCGGTTCTAATCTTCTTGATAAAGTTCTTAGAGACTCCGCACAGATAATCTCTGCCAGTAGAGACTCATACATGGGTAAAGCTAAACTTGTAGCTGAAGGGCGTTATTATCAAGTTAGACCTAATCTTTGGAGTGTTCCTGAGCAAGAGATAACTTCTGCTGCTACCTCTATAAATGTAGCTAAATTACCTGCTGCTTATAACAAACTAAAGAAAGCTGGAATATTCACTAAAGGAATGAAGATGGTGGATATAGGAGGTGGTAAGTTTGATAACGCAGTTGATATGCTTAAAGGAGAAGGAGTAGATTTAAAAGTTTACGACCCATTCAACAGAACAGCACAGCACAACAAAACCGTAGCTCAAGCAGTTCAAGGCGGTCAAGTAGACGCTGCTATTTCTAATAATGTACTTAATGTTATTAAAGAAAGAGAGAACCAACTATTAGTTGTTGAACAAGCTTTTGACGCAGTTAAAGGAAACGGTAAAGCATATTTCTCTGTATATGAAGGAAGTAAAAGCGGAGTCGGAAAAGAAACGAAAGCAGGTTTCCAGCACAACAAAAAGACATCGGAATACATTGAGTTAGTAGAAGAAGTTTTTGGTAAAGGTAATGTAGAAGTTAAGAATAATATCATCACAGCTACGAAGCAGACAGACGAAGGTTTAGCTTCTGTAAAGCAAGAGATGCCCGACTTCAAGAAAGGTGCCACCGACGAAGTACTACAAGCTATCCCTGAAAAGTTCCGTGGGTACGCTGATGAGTTAATGAAAGGTGGCACACCTAGACTTCCTCGGTTTGCTTTAGAGACAAGCGATGATGTTGTCGTACTAAAAGATTTGCTTGAGAGTTACTACAAAGAAAACCCAGATAAGATAACTGTAGAGGGTGCTGTATTGGAACTAGACGCTGAGATCGAAAAATCTTTGATGTTACAAGAAGGTAAGGATGCTGCTACTAAAATAGCTGAAGCACGTATTGTACAACAAAGTATTAGAGATCAAGGTGTAGCTGTTGTTAATAACTTAGCGGATGCAGTAAAAGCATTTGAGAAAGCTGGAGGGGGAGATGTAGCTATTGCTGATATTAAGAATAACTTCCAACAACTACTTAGTATTGCTGATGTTTATAGGAAGTTAGGTAGGCAAGGAAGTTTGTTATTAGGATCAAGACGTGAAGGATTTACTCCTAGAAAAATAGGTTTAAGTGAGGCTGATTTTAAAATAGACGGGTTACGTAAAGAGTTCGCTAATGCTTCAGGCATGGACCCACAAAAGATGGTTGATCTTATTAACGAGCATATCGACCCGACTGATCCGGTAGGTTCTTTAGAAAGATTATTTAAGACAGCTAAGAAAGCACAAGGTAAGTCGATGCTTGATATGCCTATCGAATACTGGATGAATGCTATTCTTAGCGGACCTAAAACACAAGTAGTCAATGCGATGGGTAATAGTATTACTCAGATTATGACCTCTATTGAAACCGTACTGGGAGGAGTTGCTAGTGGGAATATGGACGTTATTAAAGCTGTGTTTGCTGCTTGGGCGGATGGTAAGATGTATTCTGAGGCAGCTAGTTTTGCTAAGAAAGCTTTCAAGCAATCAGACAACGTACTTGATCCAAACGCTCGTGCATTTAGCGATAGACCTGACGTAGCAATCAGCGGACAACGAGTATCGGAAGCTATGCCCGGTAAGGCTTTGTCTGAACAAACTGAAAAAGGTATTGATTGGTTTGCTAATAATATCATCAGGATTCCTAGTAGGTTGTTAATGACTACTGACGAGTTCTTTAAACAGTTAGCTTATCGTAGAGCAGCTCGTTTGAAAGCAGCTATGTCTGGTTTACAGCAAGGAATCAGAGAACCTCAAGCATTGGCAGAACATATCAATAAAACATTAGAAGGTGTTATTACCGAAGGTGGACGCATGGGTTCCGAGGAAGGTTTAGCTAGAGAAGCTTATGATATATTTAAAAGTAAATCTGAGTTTAAACCTTCGATAGATGAACTAGATGCTTTAGAGAACAAGAAAAGAAGAACTGATCTAACTGAAGCTGAATCAAAAAGACTTACGGCATTAAAAATAAAAGTAGGCAAAGATCGTAACAAGTTTGTATTAGATTATGTACAAAAGAACTTTGATGATACTAAGTCTGCATTAATACAATACGCACAAGACGAAGCGAGGTATTTAACATTCACTAAAGAATTAGAACCGGGACTAGGTAAGGGTTTACAAAACATAACTAATAACATACCAGCGGCACGGTTAATTCTACCGTTTGTAAGAACTCCTACTAATATTTTAAGTTTTGCTTTAGAAAGAACTCCTTTAAACATTCCATTAACAAAAGAATCAATGGAGCGTTTTAAACTAGAAATAACAAATCCAGACCCAATAGTTAAAGCTCAAGCTCGTGGTAAATTAGCCACAGCTGCTTTGGTGGGTTATACATTAATGGAAGCTGTACAAAACGGAAACGGCTCTATTACTGGTGGCGGTCCTAGTGACGAACGTCAGAAGAAAGCGTTACAAGCAGCGGGTTGGCAACCGTACAGTATTAAGATCGGTGATGAATATTACAGTTATCAAAGATTAGACCCTATCGCTACACCCTTAGGCATCATAGCCGACATCGTAGAGACTGGTGTGCTCGAAACTAAAGACTTTAATGAAACGGATTTAGAACACGCTACTCAATCTTTCTTACTAGCGATGACTAGGAATGTTACCAATAAATCTTACTTAGCTGGTATACAAAGTTTTACGGATGCGTTATCTGACCCTGATCGTTTTGTTCCTAGATTTGGTAGAAACTTCGTGTCATCTTTTGTTCCTAATTTAATTTCACAAATGGCAGACAGCGACACGCAAGCTATGAAAGAATCTAGAAGCGTGATGGATGCAGTTAAAAAGAAATTAGGAGACAGAAATGGTTTAGATTCTAAACGGAATGTATTAGGTGAGGAGATAATGATGGAAGCTATGTTTGATTCTCCATTGCAGTTCTTTAATCCTATAGCTTTCTCTACTAAAAAAGATGACTTAGTGTTACAAGAGATGGCTAGTTTAAACCATGCCTTTAGATTACCTCCTCCAAATTTAGGAGGTCAGATAGATATGTTAGCTTATAAAAGTCCGTCTGGACAGTCGTCTTATGATAGATGGCAAGAGTTACTACAAAGTACTAAAATAGGAGGACAATCTCTTAGGCAAACTCTTACTAGGTTAATTAAATCTAGAGACTATAAACAGTTATCGCCAGAGTCTGAACCGGGATTAGAAAGTCCACGTATTACGCAGATAAATAACATACTTACAAAGTACAGAAAAGAAGCAAGAAAGAGACTGATGCGTGAGTTTCCTGAGTTAGATAAACAATACTCAGCTTTAACGTTAGCTAAAACTCGTTTTAAAACTGGCGTATCCCGTGAAGATGTACTTGCTCTTCTCACTCAATAATTAATAATATACACTTAACATCATGGCTAACACCTACGTAGATTACACAGCGGTCGCCTCTCAGACTGACTACAACTTTTCTTTTGAATACCTCAGAGACGAACATGTCAAAGTCAAGGTAAACGGTACTTTAGTTACTAACTACACTATCGTAACATCACCTACTCCCACTAAGATTCGTTTTAACACGGCTCCTGTTGCAGGTTCTGCCATTAAGATATATCGTGATAGTCGTGGTGATTTCTCCCCGCTTGTAGACTTTGTTAATGGTTCTGTGCTTACAGAGAGCGAACTTGACGAGTCGTACAAACATAACCTATTCGTATCTCAGGAAGCGTCAGAAGGTCAAGGAGGAGAACAACTTACAAAGAAAGGACTGCCAAACTACGACGCTGAAGGTAACAAGATAATAAACCTTGGTACTCCTACAGATGCTACTGACGCTGCTAATAAAGCGTACACCGATCAAACAGTAGATGCAGCTATAGCTCTTGGCGGTAGTCCTGCTATTGTATCGCTTGGCGGGTACGATGTTACAGCACTAGGTTCAACACGGGCTAGGAGTCTTGCTGATCGGTTTGGCGAGGTACTTACTCCGTATGATTTTGGAGCGGTTGGAGATGGAACAACTGACGACACTACTGCACTACAGGCGTGGATTGCCTACTTAAATGCTGATGCTAAAAATGTAGGAGAACTTGGTAAGGGTGTTTTTGCGTTTAATACGACTTTAGAGCTTACTAGAACAGGCGTTGGAATAATGGGTAGCCACCTTAAAGGTAGAAGAACAGGTTCAACAAGGCTTGCTTCTACTCTAGTGTGGACGGGTGGTGCTGATCCTATGTTTAGGGTATCGACCGCACAGCACACTTTTGCGTATGTAGGTATTGAAAGTAACGGGAATGCTACTGACTTTTTAGAGCTTAATGCAGGTCACATCGACCTCGTAATGAATAATGTGTTCTTCCACGGTGGCGGTTTGTTTACTCGATCCGTTATTCGTTCAAACGGTCACAGGTTAGGTTATAGCAGTTTTAATGAAGTGCATTGTAGCAGTAGGACTGCGGATAAATTTATAGATATTGACGGACAGGGTACATCTAACGGAATCACGCCTATTGAGTTTACTCGCTGTACGTTCATAGGTAGCAGTTCTTCAGGAAGCTTGGGAACGAACCCTTGGACTATATTGCACGTAAAAGATGAAAGAATAGAAACTGTAAGTTTTGAAAGATGTACATTTATTGGGCGTGACGGTGTGATTGTTGTAGATACTACTGACACTCCTTTAACTCAGGTAATCAGAAGCTTGCGAGTTGTAAACTGCGAAATAGACGAGTTTTCTACCAGCGTATCGTCGGGTAGGATGTTTAAATTAGAGAACTGCCATAACATAAGCTTCTCCAATAACATCATCACAGGATTAACCAATGCCACAGATACTGCTCTTTGTTCGCTTATAAACTCCAATGTTTCTCGATTTGAGTCCAATTGGATTGAAAGCTTACCTTATGTGTTTGATAACGATTCAAATTCTAAGATAAACGGAATAGGTATAAATTACAGCGATTGGTCAAGTGTACAAGGTATAATGCTAAACGCTACTAATTGGTATATAGATGTTACACAAGCTAACTTTGCAGAATTAGACGGAGCTTATTTAACTCCTAATACATCAGGTAATTTTATATGTGAAGTAACAAGTGACACGGCTTACGGTTTTAATTTAGATAAGAGTAAACCTCAGAATTGGGAAGCTGGTCAGTTGTTTTATTTAAGTATTAAAAACACAAGCGGTGGAGCTGTAAGTGCGAACCCAACATTTAGTAGTAGCACTTTTGAAGTTCAATCATCAACGATAACTACACCGTCTGATGGTCACCAAGTCACAATACTATTTAGATTTGACGGGACTAAAGCTATACAGATAAGTCAAGTTTCACCGGAAGTAAATAACGCTTAAAACCCGCTTTAAAACTATAAGATATGAGTAACGTACAAGTACGATGATCGACTCCCTCTCCAGTCTTCTTAACACCATCCTTGTAGTCGCCTTTGGTGTGGTCGGGTGGATTATTAAACGCATAGTTCAACGCTTAGACATTGGTGATAAACGACTTACGAAGATAGAGGTAGAGTTAGCTGCACAGAGAGAGCGGGATGCTGCTGTTGAAAGTAGGATCGGTAAAGTAGAACAAGCTATCAACGAGATGCACGGTAAGCTGGATCGTATGATGGAACTATTAATGAGGAAGTAACCATGCCAAAAGGATTATACGCAAACATTAACAGAAGAAAGAAGCTGGGCATTAGCCGTAGTAAGAAGAAGTCAACCATCTCTCCAAAGGCTTACGCTAATATGAAGCGTGGGTTCCCTAAGAAGAAGTGAGCGTATCGTTGTCCATAGGCAGAGGTGAGAAAAGCAAGAAAGGCGGACTCACTGCTAAAGGTAGACGGAAGTACAATAGAGCTACTGGTTCTAAGTTGAAAGCCCCACAGCCCGGAGGTGGTCCACGTAAGCGTTCCTTCTGTGCTCGGATGTCTGGCGTAAAGGGACCGATGAAAGACAGTAAAGGTCGTCCTACTCGTAAAGCTTTAGCTCTTCGTCGTTGGAAGTGTTAACCAATGCCTAGACGTCCTATAGCCCGTCCTCATCCTTTATCGTTTCAACAACGAACGGTTGCTGCTGCATCTGCTGCTCAAGCAAAAGAGAATGAAGAGAAATCAGTAGAGTTGGAAGGTAAAGTAACTACTCTTGAGAGTGATCCATTCTTTGTTACTGTTGACGGTGGAGGAGCAGTAGTAGAAGCAGATATAGATACTTTTGACGGAGGATCACCTGATGCCTAGTTTTACAAAACGCATACAATTACGTAGAGGAACTTCTAGCGAGTGGACGACTGAGAACCCAATATTACTTGAAGGAGAGCTGGGAATCGAATTAGACTCAGCTAGGAACAGGATTAAGATCGGAGATGGGACGACTGCGTGGAACTCTTTGCCGTACTTCTTAGATGCTCGTGAAGAGGAGGTAGGTGATTACCAAGACTTCCTTGATGCCTTGACCGCTCCGTAATTACAGTTATAACACCAAGGGATGAGCAGTCTACTTACACAACTCGGTCAGAAGATTAAAGCCAAGCTTGATAACAAGTTTGATAAGTCTGGAGGGTTGATAAGTGGCTCACTGTCTGTATCGCAATCTATACAGTTTGGATCGTATCTAGCGTCAGCTTTACCAGAAAACGGTACATCCGGTCGTGTTATCTATGTAACAGATGGTGACGGAAATGGTGGTCCTTGTCTGGCGATTGACGACGGAACAGATTGGAAGATCATTGAACTTGGCGGGAATGTACCTACTGTTACACATATACTTGCAGAAGATGGAGATAGCTTAACAACAGAGCTTGGCGACATTCTAATAACTGAACCTGTTGCTTGACACCTATTAGCTCTCCTTATAACTTTCTTAAACACAACTAACCCACAACAAAGGATTATATATTATGTCTAGTTTGCTTACCCAATTGGGTCAAAAAACAAAAGTAGAGCTTGATAAGAAGCTTGCCCTCGCAGGTGGAACAATGACTGGGGCTTTGACCCTCAGTGGTGCTCCTACTGCTAATCTTCACGCCGCCACTAAGGCTTATGTAGACGGAGAAATCTCAACTGTTAGCTCCAGCGTTTCCACTAACGCCAGCAACATCTCCACGAACACAAGCAATATCTCGACTAACTCCAGCAACATCAGCTCCCTTCAAACGGAAGTTAATGATACTCAATCTGGTGCGGGTCTTGGTACTGATGGTTCTTACACCGCTAATGGTTCTACTAACTATCTCGGTTCTGTAGCCAGTCTTAAAGCTGCTGACGAAGCCCTTGATACTCAACTTAAAACGGTTGCTGACGCTGTTACTTCTAACGATTCTGACATCTCTACCTTACAATCTAACGTAAGCAGCAATGACTCGGACATCAGCTCCCTTCAATCTGACGTTTCAACTGCTCAGTCTGACATCACTACTCTTCAATCGAACGTTTCTTCGAATGATAGTGACATCTCTTCCTTGCAGTCCGACGTATCCGCTAACACTTCTGCTATCAGCAGCAACGACAGCGACATCTCTGCTCTGCAAACTCAAGCTGGATCGCTCGCTTCTGACGGTAACTCCGCTTCCTTCTCCGGTAACATCTCTGCTGCCAACGCTACATTCAGCGGTAACTTGACTGTTAATGGTACTACGACTTCCGTAAACACCACTAACATCGATGTAACTGACAGCATCATGAACCTTTCTAAAGGTGCTGGTTCCGGAACAAATGCTTCTAATGACGGTGGTTTCATCGTTGAGCGTGGTTCTTCCGAAAGCAATGTTGCATTCATCTGGGACGAAGGAGACGACAAGTTCAAAGTTCTCTCTACTTCCGCAACTGCTGCTGCTACTGACATCTCTTCGACTGACGGATCGGCT